TGACACTCAGAAAGTTCGCACACCATGTCTTGCGCTGAGTACAGATTCTGCAAGGCTTGCTTGTATATCTGCTTTTCAACTTCTAGTTCTTCATTGATGTCGAAGTCAATTTCATTGTCCGGTTGACTCATGCAAACCTCCTAGCTTTTCTGCGGTTACTTGGTTTCGTTCTGTTTAAACACTCCATAGCCACAGCATTCCACAAGCCTAGTGTACATACACCAACACCAACACCTGATGCAAAGAGGACATACACATCTACCCCCCCTACATCATAGGCAATGTGTAAACCATACGTATAACCTAGACCACCAAATGCAACTAATCCCATAGCAGTTGCCACTATTATTATGATGTTAAGCATCATCACTCTCCTTATTATCAACAGGTTCACCTGTTATTTTATCTACAGGGTATGCATGTACTCGCATACCTTCTGCTTCACGTGTAACCTCAACCCTAAGAGTTTGTCCTTCTTTAAGTTTAGGCTCTTCTTCAGCGATGGCTAACTTGATAGCCATGTTGATTCTTTCTTCTATTGTTTTCATATTACTCCTTATATGTAGTAGGTATATTCATATACATTCATATACCTTACTACTTATCTTCTAACTTAGTGCCATCCCAATCCAAGCCTTGCGTTTGATTCTCGTATATCTCGATTGTCCTAGCCATCTGTCTGTCCATGTCTGTCTCACGCATTGCATTTACAGATGGGAAGTACACACAACCATGCCTCATGTGAAGTGGTAACTCAGCCGGTACACCATATCCAAATGCCCAATCCTCTTCTGCATTGAGTTGACGTTCAGTCAAGGCAAAGATGATCTTGCGTAGCATGGATGGATGTACCATCGCATAAGCACATCTGTCTATATCCAATGGCTGACCGGCAATCTTTAAAGGCATTTCAATCAAGCCACTACTCCTACCGGCTTTTGTATACTCAATCAATGTAACTGCACAAGACAATCCGCTATCCTCAAGCTTGTCCACAAGCGACAAGATGCTTGCACCTCTACGCATCAAAGTCTTTTCATTGATGTGCGCTGATGCACTTATGTTGACCTTGATCTCAACCACTCTACCCATAGAGCGTTCATCACCAATCGGACTCATCATGTGTGATGGGCAACCTGCCACATACAGAGGTATGTTAGGCATGTATCCGGCTACGTTGTACTCATGTGATGGCAGTCTCTCGAATGACGTAGATGCATGAGCCATGTCCAATTCATCAGACATGTGTTCCCTACCATCTTTCCATCCATACTCTGCGAGTTCCATAGCACCATTAACGTCTACGTTACCACTCCATTTGTTAGGGGCATCATCAGACGCACACTTACCCTTCCATCTAGGTATGTTAGGGTCTTTTAAGAACCCTAACATTTCATCAAAGGTCTCAAACCTCATAGCAAAATTATTAGCCATAATATTTCTCCACGTTTAAACAGTTTTACACACCGGCTTCGGTACGAATCCTCTTCACAGTATCATCATCCAAGCCACCGAATACGTACTGACTCAACACATCCTCAAGCGGACACCCATCAAGTATTGCACGACCACCCTTGATGCTTGCTCTAGGTGAGATGACACATCGAATCTTCATGTCATCTTTAGCTTTGCGTAACTTCTGCACGATCTTCGTGAAGTTCCTATCAGGACTAATCTTCAACTCAAGCTTTTCGTCATAGTCAAGGCTGATGACCGGCTTGAATCTATCAATAGTCGCACCATCAAGCTGATTCCTACCAACGTACTCCCTATCTGCACCTCTGCCATATGTGTTAGCACATGCAATCAAGCGGAAGTTCGGATGCTTTTTGACCACACCGCAAGGAAAGTCAGCCACATCATTCTCCATAGATGCATTGAGTGCGACCAATGCTTGAGGATTAGAGCCATCGATTTCATCGAACAGGAACAAACCACCATCACGAAAGCACTTAACGAATGATGACTCAACATAGTTGCCATTGGCATCCATGTAACCTCTTACTTCGTAAGCTTGGAACATAGCACCGGACATACCGAATTGGTAATCATCTTGATCAAAGGCTTTGCCTAACATGTCAGTCAACTGCGTTGCCATAGTGGTCTTACCACTACCTGCACCTCCTACAAGAAGTACGTTGTCGCCACGTATCAAGGCTTTGAGTACCTGCGGTAACTTCTCATGCATGAGACCATCGAACTCAACCGAACCGCTAGGCTTGGGTATCTCAACCACAGTCTTGCCACCGCCATGCTTTTCTATCAGATCAACGATCTGCTTTTCATTAACACCATCGTGGCAACCATCATCCAATGTTGGATGCACCTTCTTGATGATATCAACGATCTCTTTCTCAAGAGCGTTCTTAGGCTCATACTCCGGAGGAGTATCAGACTCACCATCGCCATCAGACTCATGCTCGGACTCGGACTCGGACTCGGAAGAATCATCCTTTTCACCATCTGCATCATCTGCATCATGTGGCTCACCATCACCGCCATCGCCATCATCCGCATCAGCTTTTAGCTGAGCGATATCAATGTCGTTGTACAGAGCGATGAGTTCCTCATCGGACATCTGACTAGCACGTTTGCCATAGGCAACTGCTAACTTTTTAAGAACCCTACGCTCACCATCGGTGAGAGTATCCAATGTGCAAGGGAAACCGAACATTGCTTTAGCACTTTCAGCAATGCTGAGAATCAAATCTACATTCATGTGTATCTCCAATTAACTGCGTTTAAACAACGAACAAACTATCAGTCTGCTCACAAGCCGGACATGGTGCAGTTTCCATATCTAGCATAGCTACGTTCTTACGACTTGTACGAAAGTGAAAGTCGCAACTGCCACAGGATACTTTCAGCATCCTAGTGGACTGTTTCTTAGTGAAGTCAATATCGATTGCTCCATGTGGGTAGTCTCCTAAGAGACCAAGCACACCATCAATCTGCTCCTTCAAGCGATTACCGGCATGGGTAGAAGTAAGTTTGCCCTCAAGACCAATCTTCCTCGCTAAGCGAGCAAATCTGCCCTTGTGTCCATTCTCATTCTTATCCAACACATGAACAAGTTCATGTGCAAGTATCTCCAATGCTTGAAAGCCATCATCAATCACAGGATTGATAAACACTTCAAAGTGATTATCACTTGAGGCATCAGCATGTATGCAGACACCTAGCACCTTACCACCTCGATGACGAGGTGCATACCCAACAGACACCCTATAGGGTGGCATGTCATCCCAATGACCATCATCAATCGAAAAGATAGAAATCAGTTGATCTGCACCTTCGGTGAGCCAAGCTTCACGATCAGTATAATTTTCCATAGTATTCTCCATGTTTAGTTTAAATACTCTCTTCACTATGTTCAGAGAGTTATTTAAACAAATTGTTAACCTAAACGACCTCTAGGATTCATCCCTTCGGTCAACCAACGACCACTAGGAAATTCATCCCTTCGGTCACCCAATTCCTCGTCATAGCTTGCATAATCCTCATCAGCCTCATTTACTTCGTAAATTCGTGCATCAGCAAGACCGCACTCACAATCCAAGTACGCCCAAAAAGGCTCATCAGCAGAGTAGCAATCCAAGAGTTTCAAGCGCAGTCTTTCAGACTCACGCACAACTCTTGTGGTGCAACCTTCCTCTTTCAGAAAGGTATTAACCTTTCTCATGTAGTAGTCAGACGTAACCCTGAAAGGGCTGAGCGTAACTACTTCACCTTGAACCTGAGCCACGTAGCGACCATTAATCGCCATCATACTGCGGTCATCCTTCCAAGAATCGCCTTTTATTACTTCGTAATCAATCATAATTTTCTCCAATTTGTTTGGGGGATTAGGTTTAAATCCCCTTTCACTACGTTCAAGGGGTTTAAACCAATCCTCCTCACAGTCTCCGATCTCTCAACATTCTGCATGGTAGCGTAGGACATTATGCACGTCAACTACTGATTGAATGTGGGGTTGCCGGAGGAAACGAATTGATCTACGTTTAGGTATGATTTATCATACCTCCATGACAGATCAAAAGACAAAGAACCCCATAGGTACATTAAGCGTCAAAGAGCGTCTGTTTGCTAGGTATAAGGCTCAAGGCTACTCACATGGCAAGAGTGCAGAGTTAGCAGGATACAAGGCAGGAACTAGCGCAGAAAAGCAAGGTTATCGGTTGTCCAAAAAAGCTGATATACAGGACGAAATCGCTAGGATATTGGCGGAGCAAGAGACTAGAAGTCTCATTGACAGGGAATCCCACCTCGATGAACTGGCAAAACTAAGGGACAAAGCGGTTGACACAGGGCAGATCGGCTCAGCAGTAACTGCTGAACATTACCGAGGCAAGGTTGCTAACTTATATACCGAGAGACTAGAAGTCTCAGAGACCAATAAGGAGTCATCCGATGAGATAATGACTCGAATCAGTAAACTGCTTGGCAAAGAACAGACCGACAAAGATTCATCTTTGCATTGATGTACTGTTTAAACCCTCTCTAAACTGCACGGATCATGCGTGCCAATGTGTTTACACATTTCCTGCGTAGGCGCACACAGTTTTAGCGACACCCCACCCCCCCTGTACGCATGCGGGACTCCGCACACACGCACATACATACTGTTTCAAATTTTCACACAGTAAAAAATGAGTTTTATTTAACAGAGTATTTACATACCCCACCCCCCTAAACACAGATAAACGCTCTAGGTTCATAGGGCTAGAAAAATTTTGCATATAATTTTGGGGATTGAGGCTAGTTCGTGCGCTCGAGAATAACTAACTAGCCTCATGGGGTAGGTGGACAGGATTGTTGAGAGTGTAAGACTGTCCTCTGGAGATACCCTTGCACTACAGTATATAGAGTTGTAATATGGTTGACAATACTATATATGGGTATATCACAGAAACAGTTGAGAGAGGTTATGAGTCATCTTACAGATGACAATCTTGCTAAACTCAATGGACCGCAACGTAAAGAACTAGACAACCTAGTTGTTAGTTTAGAAAAAGCTGTTGTCAGAGAGAAGTCTCAAGATAGTTTTTTA